AATCCGTGCCAGGATGGCTATGCCACCCTTCTCCGTTCTCTCAACAAGACCGAGGCTGATGATGAGCCTCTATGTCTAAATCATCTCCTGGAAAGTAATGGTGTTGGTGATAACATGTGGGTGATATTCAATTGCATAACAGGAAGGGAGATGGATAAGCGGAACCTACTGGCTGATATAGTAGAAAGCGTGGAGTATATATGGGATGAGGAATATCCCGAGGAACAGAAGGGGATGATTAGGAAATGGTTTGGAGATTTGGTGATGGAGAAATAAATATGAATAATTTAGATAATTTGAGGCGATGTTATTATAGACTTTTTGATAAAAAAATAGAAATTTGTAAGAATATTGCAAATTTATATTTAGATTGGGAAAAGCCAATTCCTGATATTTCAGAAGAACATCGTAAATTTTACGATGAAATTGATGATTTTTTAATCTCGATAGAAAATGATGAAATTCCGTTAAATTCAAACACGATTAATATCTTAAATATTTTAATAAATAAATTAGATTTTTATTTTTGTATTTTACAGGATAATCAATCAGACAAAATCCGTGAAGAAAATTTATTAACTTAATATTAAAAATTTATGGTAAAAAAAATTAATTCAGGAATAATAATCCTTATTGCGGCTCTAGGAATAATATCAATTTGGTTTAGTGTCAATAGTTATCAATATGTAATGGAGCTTGAAAAGCATAATGATAAACTTCTCGAACAAATTTTAATCATTAATTCAGATTAACATGCGACAAAAAATTGTTGAATTTATCAAACACAAATATCTAGACTCTAGTCTATCTTATGATCATTGGCAAAATCATCCGGAGGCTAAAAATAGTTTAATAAGGCAAAGTCTAGATTTTGAGGCAGGTAGAAGAAATTTAGCGGCTGAAATATTGGAATTTTTAAATAATCTTAAAGAATAAAATTATATGAATGAGAAAAAAGAACAAGAATTAATTGAGGCATTAATAGAAGTTCAATCCAAATTACCTAAAGTACTAAAAGACGAGGAAAATCCTTTTTATAAGTCTAAATATACCCCTTTGGATAAACTTTTGGAAAAAATAAAACCTATTCTAAATGCCAACAAACTATTTTTAACTCAGATTCTAAAATTTGAAGGTGATAAAGAAATTCTAGAAACGAGAATTTATCATTCAAATGGTGCTTTTATTTCTTCAATGGCTCCGATTAAGATAAAAGAAGAACTCCAAATGGATAAACAAGGAAAAGTCATAGGATCAAAAGACACAAAAAATGATCCCCAAAAATATGGCTCAGCTATCACTTATATGAGGCGTTATAGTTTGGGCCCTCTTCTGGGAATCGCTGAAACTGAAGATGATGACGGTAATAGAGCAACTGGAAATACTGTGCAGAGATTAGCTAAGATAGTAGAGGAAGATCAATCAGAAGTTTTTGATAAAGCGAATAGGGAGTTAGAATTAAAACTTAAAAGCAAAATGTCAGAATGTACGACCTTAGCTGAACTTGAGCATTTCAAGTTTGGTAACAAAAAAGAATTAAATAAGTTAAAAAAATATGCTCCTTCCAGTTTTGAATTAATTAAAGAACATTTTGAAAAAATTGAAGAAGATATAAAAATACGACAAAGTCATATAGATTCAATTAACGAAGTTCCGTTTCCTGAAATAATTATTAATTATAAATAAAATCTAATTTGAATAAAGAAATTTATATTTTTGATAAAAAAAATTATGCTAATTGGCCTAGAATTGCAAACAAATTAACTAATAAGCTTAATAGTTTTTGGCTTAAGAAAAATAATAATAGTTTTTGGGTAAATATTAGTTTAGGCAATCAACCCAAAACTAATACTCAAACTAAAGGATTTTATAAACTTTGCGATATATTGGTTAATTATTTTAGAGAATTGACTGGCGAATATTGGGATAAGAATTTAATAAAAGAATTTATAAAAAAAAGAGTTAATTATATTAAGATATATCAAGGGATTGAAGTGACAAAATCTTTAAAAGAAGCAACCAAAGAAGATATGATTATCCTGATTGAGGAAGCTCAAAAATTAGGGGCCGAATTGGGTTGTGAGAATTGTTTTTTGGAGAGTTATGAGCAACAAGAATTTCTAAAATTCTTCAGCAGAAGAAAGAAAATTGACAACTTTACTAATTAAATAATAATAAATATGACAAAAATTGACATAAATGATTTAACGCTTAGATAAATTAAGGATTTAAACTCTTTTAATCCTAATAATAATTATAATACTAATCTAATAGATTGTTTAGAAAATTATTTTAAAGATCGATATGTAATAATTCGTACCTACTCTGCGAGGGTTTGAGCGGGATTTTTAGAAAAAAAAATCAAAGATGAAGTAATAATTAATGCTCCTGAAGCTAATCAATCATCCAATTGAATTATGTACCTAGATCAAAATAGTGGCTATAGTGGTGGCAGTAGCAGCTTTGGCAGTCGTGATGGCAGTGGTTATTAAAAAAACGACCAATGAAATATAAAAAAAGAGTTTAAATACTGGTTGTATCAAGCTCTATATCGAATAGAGTATGAGTACGCTTATAATACTATAGATCCTTGGCGAGTGGTATTGTTCAAGCATTTGGTTAAGCTATTAGCCGAAGAAGTTATAACATTTCGTGAATTCGATGTAGGCTATATAGGCTGGTATCACGGTCGATATAGTTTTGAAGCGGCATATAGCGCTATTGAAAAGGGAACGGCCACGCCTGAAGAATTATTATGCGATCTAAGTCAGGCCATAATCCAGCTGGCTACCAAGGTGGATATATGGAAGATGTCAGATGATGTGAGTAAAATAATAGGGTTTAAATATTTTAAGGAATAAATAAAAAAATGAAACTCATATATAAAGGCCAAAAATACATGCCGTGGACTTGCTTTGGTCGAGCTCTCGACCAATTCAACCTGACTCAGAAGGAATTCGGAGATATGTTAACCATATCAGAGCAGGCAATCACAGGCCATAAGAGACGAGGCAGATTCCCATTAGGATATTATGGATTATTTCGATCGAAGATGGTGGAGAGCTGGGTTGAGGAGTTGAATAAGAAGATTAAGGTATTGGATCAAATATTTGAGGGGGAATAATGGAGAAGCAAAAAAAATCCGAAGTAGTAATTATGGAGTGGTAGAGTTTTGAATGAATTTAATTATATTAAAGTTATCGGTAATATTTATGAAAATCCTGAATTATATGACAAACTTTGAAGAAATCGAAATGGCATTTGACGAGCGTTTAGATTGGGCGGTAGAAATAATATGTGGAATAAGATATGATTAGGGAGAAAAAAATATAATTATTATTTCAATATCTACATTTTTGTTTATACTGTTAATTCTAATTAGTGCAATTATTGGTCTACTTATTTTAAGTAGCAGCTATTATAAATTATTTATTAAAAATAAAAAATAAAAACAAATATGTTTATGGGTTTTAAAGAAATTATCATATCAATTATATGTATTTTCATATCTTTTATGATTTTTTATAGTTTCCAGGTGATAAAAACTTCAGAAGTAGGTATAAGATCAACCACAGGAGTAATTCACGAAAAGTTATTAAAAGAAGGAATACATTTTATGGTGCCTATTTTTCAAAATATTCAAGTATTCTCATTGAGACAAAAGCAAGAAACTTTTGAAGTATCTCATACTCAGACTACAGATATGCAGCCTGTGATGGTGAAATATAGAGTATTATATGCTATTCCCGAAAATAAAGTATTGGAAAATCTAAAAACTATAAGAGGAGATATATTCGAGGTTTTAATTGCTCCTAGAGCTAATGAAAGTATTAGAGATGCTTTAGCTAAATATAGTGCAGAAGAATTAATTACCAGTAGAGATGAGATTAGTACATATGTAAAACATAAATTAGCTGAGAGAGTTAATAACCAAGCTATTATTGATGATATTAGCATAATAGAATTTGATTTTGAAAATGAGGAATGGAAAAACGCTGTACAACAAAAAGTCATAGCTAAGCAGCACGCAGAAGCAGCGGAAATTAAGAAACAGCAATCACAAGCGGAAGCAGACCAGAAGGTTATAATTGCTACGGCAGAAGCAGAGGCCATTAAGATTAGGGGCAACGCATTGACTAATAATCCTAAGATTGTTGATCTAACTATTGCGGAAAAGTGGGATGGGAAGACACCTCAAACTGTTATTACTAATGGTAATAGCAGTATCTTATTACCTATTAACAAGTAAAACAATGATAGAAAATAAAAAAAGAGGATATTCTGCGATTGGACTACATCACCCTAAAGACAGTAATAATATTGGTTCTGTATTAAGAATTGCGGGAAACTATCAATCAAGTATGGTAGTATGTTCTGGCCGAAGATATAAAGTAGCGGCAACTGATACTATAAAAACTTACCGTCATACCCCCTTTTTACAAGTTGTTGATTTAAAATATGTTATTCCGTACGATTGTGTACCAGTAGCAGTTGATTTAGTGCCAGGAGCTACTTCGTTGATTGATTACACTCATCCACTTAGAGCCTTCTATATTTTCGGGCCAGAAGATGGTACATTACAAGATGGTGTTCTATCATGGTGCAGAGATAAAATCTATATTCCAACAAATTATTGCATGAATCTAGCAGTGACTGTGGGAGTGGTATTATATGACAGGCTGGCAAAACAATTACAAAATAAACAAATAAATCAGATATTTAAGGGAGAATAATGACAATATTAATCCTGCTCAGTGCTATTATAGGTATATTAATTTATAAATTAATGCAAGCTTATAACAGGATTAATACTTTAGAACAGATGGTTAATTATCATTTGCGGGAATTGGCTGCGGCTAAAGAACCAGATAATTATAACTATCCAACTATTTATTATATGTCAGAAAAAAAGAAATATGTGAAACTAATAAAATGAATAAATTACCATCTGAAATTCGGACAATCATAGAAAAAGTACATAATAGTACTTGTGGTAATATCGATAAGCTGATTTCACATCTATTATCCGATGGAGGGAGTATAATTAATTATGGCCCTCCCACTCTACAGGAGATAGATCTAGCATTTAAATATTTAATTAATGAACTTGAAAAAAATGAAAACTCAGACCATATTAATAATATGGATAGGAATTAGTATTATAGGCAGTATTATAGGTGGACCAGAATTTGCAATTCAAGCATTAATTGGTATGATTGTAGGACTAGTAATCTCTAATTCATGAGGAAATAGTTCAACTAATTCAGTTACATTATGTACCTAAATAAATATATTGATCAAAATAGTGGCGATGACTTTGGTAGTGGCAGCTAAAAAAGAAGATAAAATCCAAATCCAATTCGGGCAGTTGATTAATAAGTATGCGGCCTTAAATAAATTAAATTCTGTTTGGTGGACTTATATGCCTTTGGGTGAATATAGACTACCAAGCACCGCTTCTATGCTTAAGAAGAAAGGAGTGAAGGCTGGTATGGCAGATTATTTATTTATCAAAAGTAAGGATAATTTTTTATATCTTGTATGGATAGAATTTAAGACTGATATAGGTAAACAAAATCCTAATCAAATCTTATTTCAAAATCGTATAAATAATTATCAGAATTCAGTTTATTTGATTGCTAGAAGCGTGGCAGACGCAGTTAAATTTTTAGAAAAATACGAAGTATTAATCACATCTTAATAAATTTATTATCAATATATTTACCAGCCATTTTTCTATTTTTGGAAGTTTGATTAGCAACAGAAATATGTACGCAATTTTTTTCCAACAGAAGTTGATCGTATAATATATGACTGGATTTTATTGTAAAAAATACCGCAGCTAAATTCCCAAATTCCGGACAATCAAAGTCCACAGCGCAACCTATTAGGTGCTGACTATCTGGCTTACCCCCAACTAATTTATTTGTTGCAGGATTTCTATATGCAGAATGAATATTTAATGGGCAATCATGTCCGGCTAACTTAGTTAACAAGTCTCTTATGGCTTGAAGAAGATCAGCAATTTTTGATAGATTCTCAATAATATAAATATCATCTGTATAATTATTTATATTATGCTTTTTTGCAATTTCTGATTTAAAAAACTCCTCTGGTTCAAAATTTCGCCTTTTCAACAAATCGTGATCTATAAACATTTAGAATTCCCATTTCTTTCCCACAAAAATAAAAAGACGCATCTACTTTTTAAGTAAATGCGTCCGTTATAACCACTAAAAAACTTTAATTTAAGTAAAATTAAAAGTCAAATTATAACACAACACAACTGCACCCGACCCTCACTTTTGCTCGTGCACTACCCTCTAATTCAAGATATGCTTCAGGTTTTACAATAGTTTTTGGAGCTTTAATTTCATATTTTTTTTCCATTATTTCTAAGCAGTTAGAAGCGTTGTATTCTTCTATGGTTTCTTTTATTATTTCTAATCCTTTATTTTTGCCAATTTTATTGGCTTGAAAATGACGCAGATAATTTTCGGCTGCAATAGTAAACGCTTTAGAATTATCATTTTCTATAATAATCAGAAATTCTTCAAAATCCACGTCCGGATCATTATTATTAAGCCATTTGTTAAGGCTTTCTTGAATTTCTTTTTCAACTTGGGTTTCTAAAATTTGTTTAGAAATTTTATAAAAATTCTTATTTTTTAAGTTATAAGGATGCTCCACGGTTCTTGAAACAATTTCTAAAAACGTACTATTTACTGCAATAGAAGTATGAGAATCAATCTTATCTTGAATCTTTTTTTGCATCTCTATAGAAAATCTACTTAATAGATTTTCAACATATTTTGCATAATGATCTTTATCGCGAAATTCATTTATGACTATTTTTTCTAAATCTTGCATTTCGTAAATTTGACTGTCATAAAAAATTTTTTCTTTTTCAGAAATTTTTAAAATATTAGGCATATATTATTTAATAAGTTATTTAAAGAATGTTACAACATTTGGATTTTTTTTTAATTTGCTGCTCGTCATTGTCGATATTAATATAATCATTCACCTCAATATTGGCTGACGGAAGATTCACTAATTGTAATACTTCTTGATTCTCAAGAGCCGGCTGAGTAAGATAAGCTCTTAAGTGATGATAATGTTCTAAAATATATTCTATGCAATGGTTTGCACCTGAGCTTCCCGCTTCTTTAGAAAGCGCTTTAATAATATCTTTAATTTGATCGGAAGATTTAATTTTAGCCGCTATTAAATCAATTATCAATTCTAAAGCTTTAGAATTATCATTGACAATAATTATTCTAGCTTGATCAAATACTTCATTGTTTGCAAAATCTTCAGTAGAATATTCAAGCCATTCAGTAATAGATTGACTAATTGCATAAGTTAATTCTTCTTTACAAATTGCAATTGTAGTTTTAAGAAACTTTTCCTCATAATAACCTACTAAATTAGATATATTAGTAGCTACTTCTAATATAGAAGAATAAATTGCAACTCGACAATTAACATCTTCAAATATAGATTCCTGATTCTTTAGTGTGATATCTAAAAAGATATCTTTCTTTTTTTCTATATAAGTTACTAAAAGTTTTTGAGCGTATATTTTATATAGATTCTCAAATTGCTCTTCAGGCAAACTTCTATGTCTGTCAAAAAAAGTCTTATCGTAACCAATTAAAGCTTTTAACTTTTTCTCTAATTTTCTCTTATTTAAAAAAATATAATTAAAAAGATCGGCAATTTCCTGAATTTTAGGCATAAAAATTAAATTTTAAATTAATAAAATTTCATCTTATTTCAGTAATAATTACTGTCAACTCTTGTAGCAATGAATCTTATAGAAAGATTGATAGTCATCTAAGAATTTAAGTAATTTATTACTTATTATTTCTAAATCTTTTTGGGTATAAGTAGCATAATAAAGTGAGTTACAAAAAATGTCTGGTTTAGTCTTCTGTGTATTGTGACAAGCGTTTAGTTCTAATATCCCTATTATCATTAGAACGTTTAATATAATCTTGCTGAATTTTTTCAATTTCGTCCAATGTAGATTCATCTGATTTATTTTTAGCGCGTTTCTTACCATAATTAACCCCTGTAAAAAATATTGTTAATATAAAAATAATTGAGCTAATTATTGTTTCTATCATCCTTATTTTTTAATTCTTTTTTTATTTCTAAAATTGATTGAATCACCATTAAAGTTTTATAACCTAATGTTCCAAATAGCAAGCTTAAAACAATCTGAAAACATAAATCTGGGTCAGCGGGTATATGATATAATCCGAAAAAGAATAAAATATTAGCTAACGCTAAACCATTCGTACCAGCTATATAAATTTTTAAATTTCGCGAATTAAGAAATTTTTTAAATAACTCTTTCATATTAGCGTTTTTTTTTGAAATTATTCCTCATTTGTTCTAACATAGCTTTAATTAATTCCACATCTTCTTTTTTATTCATGGATTGGGATAATTTTTCTAGACCATTATCTATTCTTGATAATTGAGAATTAATTGCTTTTAATTCGGAATCAAAAGTTGCATGTAATGTAGCCTGTTTTATATTTAATCGATTAATTTGGCTAAAAGCCCATTTAAAAGCCCCAAGTAAACCTATACTAATCAGGTTAAATCCATAATCTAAAATATTTGATAGAAAATTTACCATATTCATTGGATTGATAATTTTATAATAATATTTGTTGCCCAACTAAAGCAGTAAAAGAAACGGTGCCAGAATTAATAACAGTTCTTATCCTCTGATATTTAGCAGCGGGAATTATTCCGCTTAAAGTCACAGTTTGTTTATTAATTGAATTTAGAACGCCACTAATTGAATTATTTCCCTGGGCTAAGGTCATAACATTAGAAGTAAAATTTGAATCATCCGCATATTCGAGATAGACCGTTCCAGAAGCCGTACCCAACAATAAAGAACTAGTTTGAATATCGACCGAATAAAATACTTGACAATCTCTAGTAGAAGAAATTTGATTTACTGAATTTAAAATTGGAAAGATAGCATTAAAAATTCTAGGAGCCGACCCTCCGCCACGCTGCGTCCAAATGAATGAACCATTTTCCCCGTCTACATAATCATAAATAGCATTATTTGTAGTATCAAACCAATAAAATTGACTGCGAAAATTCTCAATATCTAAATCATAAGCAGCAAATAAAGCTTCCACCTCATTTTCTGTTGCAGCAGGAGTAGTCGAACTTATATAATAATAACCACCTAGCCCATTGGACAACCACCCGTCGGCATAAGACAACTTAGGAGCTAAATAAAAAAATATAAATAAAATAAATATAATCTTTTTCATGTTTTTTAAATTAAATTAATTCAATTATTAAATATCCAACTAAAGAAGTATCAGAAGCATTTGTTGATTTAGCCGTAAAACCTATGCCAGCTGATTTACTTACTATTTCTGGATTGCCTTGCGACACTCCTGCGGCAGTTTGAATGGTCATCAATATTAATGAGTTAGCTGTAACAGAAGTATTACTTATTACAACATTAGTTAAGCCATTTAAAGTAAAAGTTCCGACCTTTGCATTTGTGCCAGATTTTATCTCTAATGTCTTTCCAACCGTACTTATCAATAAATTACCAGCAGTAACATTAATATCTGCTGTTGAATAATCTATTCCAAAATATTCTGTAGTTGCATCCTTAGCTATTGAGAAATTATGGCTAGCGCCAGAACCATTCTTATAAAGTGCCCATTTATTTACTCCGGCAGACTGTAAGAATAACCCACATCCTTGAGCGGCAACTGCTGCATTAATCGATAAATTAACATTACTTCCAGAATTTGAAATTGTTATCTGATTAAATATAGGGCTAGCTGTGCTTTTAACAGATTGATCAAACCAATCTGCCAAGGTCGGATTACCAGTCAAAGTGATCGTACGCGCCGCATCTCCTGGAGCTATAGTAAGAATTCTATCCGCTGTAAGATTACTACCATTTGTTATCATAAGATAATTACTGGCATCTATATCTAAAAGTTGGAGATATGTGTTTAGCTTTGCAGAAGAAGCCGTAAAAACTCCTCCATTAAGATTAAGAGGAGTATTGCTAGGATTGGACTGATATATAACAGTTCCACCTAAACCAAATGCTATAGAGGAGCTATCAGTGCCACTAAGAGTTAAACTATTGCTACAAGTCAAAGTTTTGCCATCTGCAATAGTCAACGTAGCATTAGTAGCCGGAGAAGTTATAGTTAATTTATTAATACTAGTTGCTGTCGCTACTCCTAGATTAGGAGTTGTTAGTACTGGACTAACAGCAAGCACAATATTACCGCTACCCGTGGTTCCATCTGATAATTCAGAAGCGCTTATTTGTGACCAAAGTGGTGCTGTTGCATTTGATCCATTTCCTTGGCTTTTTAAATAAGTAGAAACAGTTGATGGATTGCCCGGTCTTTTATTTAACGTATTTGTAGCAGATGCATATATTATATCTCCAATAGAATAAGAAGTAAGACCAGTTCCACCATATATAGCCCCGATAGCAGTCGCATTCCATGTTCCGCTTGTAACAGTACCTAAAGTTGTAATGCTAGAACTTCCAATAGAAGGGGCATAAGAAGAAGAATTAGTATAAGCCGCAGTTCCTAAAGTGCCACCTGTATCAATATTTAATATTGATCCATCCATACCACTAAGAGTTAAGCTATTGCTACAACTTAAAGTTTTTCCTTCGATAATTGTCAATGTGGCATTAGTAGCCGGAGAAGTAATTGTTAATTTATTTATGCTAGTAACAGTTGCGACTCCTAAATTAGGAGCAACTAAAGTTTTATTAGATAAAGTTTCGCTACCACTTAAAGTAGCTAAGGTACCGCTAATAGGTAAAGTTAAATTCGTATTAGCTGTTAAAGCAAATAATAAATTAAAATTACCAGTTGTAGAAAAATTACCAGCTAAACTAATAGTTCTATCACCACCATTAACATTGAAATACAAATTCTTAGGTGACCATGGGCCAGCAAGAGCGGGAACATTCAAAGTAGTTTCAGTTAAGCCTCCGACCCCAATTTTAACACTATTAAACTGTGCATCAGATGTATTACCTAATTCTAAATTATCTTGAGCATTAGATATATTGGTTAAATCACTTAAATTATAGCTTGCAACCAGTCGAGCATTTATTTGGGCTTGTATTTTTTCTAAAGCTTGTAAAATAGTATCGGTTCCAGAAATACTAACATTTGATCCTGAACTATAACCACTAAGTATAGTAGCTAAGCTACGAGCATTGGTGTAATATAAATTAATACTTCCTTCTTCTATCTCATCAGAATCAAGTATAACAGTTCCTACTTGACCATTAACAGAAAACACGATACTTGAGGCGCTTTTACCCCACGTTTCACCATTATATAAAACAAAGTCATTTATATCAAAAGTAATATTGCCTGAACCTAAATTTTGAGTTCCAGATACGCTAACTAGATAAGTATCCCCAGCAGTACCAGTTCCATCTTGAAGATGAGGAGTATTAGTAGATGCGTTCCAATTTCCCTTAAAATTTAAAGCATCAAAATAAATCTGATCAGTAGGTACTCTACCATTTTGATCTAGTGAAGCAATACCATTGGGCTGCCCTCTAAGTCTATAAATATTTGCGGTAGGAACGGTAAAAGAAGGAACGGTGGACCAAGTCATTTTATACCTGTAATGGAATTGTTACAGCAGTAATAGTGCAATCTCCACCAGATTGACTATTATTTGAAATGATTTTTAGAAATTCAGCTCCCATAAAATCAGCAGCCGCAATCAATACATATCGACTTTGAGATACGTCATAGGTTATCACATTATTATTACCGTCAACTACAGAAAAATAGGTACCATTCAAATCTATAGAACCTTGAAAAGTAATTGAAGTACCCGAAAAACTAGAAGAAATACTTAACGCTACTAAAGTAGTATTTTGGCAATCTATAGCATTGCTGACAGTTTGACCTTCTAAAATTGTAGTAGCCAAATATTGTCTTGTGGTATTAGACATTTTACACTAATTCATATATTATTTTTATGGAAAGAGTACCAGCAGTAAAACTATTTTCACCATCATAATCGGTTCTTAATGATATTGTGGTGTATATATTGTCGAATAAATTCGCGCTATCATATGTAACGCCACTGCTTAATAAGCTTACTAAAGTTCCCGATAAATTTAATTGGGAATAAGGTATGGTTGCTACAACTTCTTGGGTAACCAAATCCAGTATGTTCATTCCGGGACTACCACCAGTTGCACTAAATCCAATTGAGACTGATAACTTGATATCAAATAGTCTATATGATTTTCCTAGCGGATTGGTTGGTACTAATACAATACCGGAATTGAGTTGAGTATACGATATATTATATACATTTTTGATAAATGCATTGCCAGGATATATAGAGTCAAAATCATTTTCAGAGGAATTCCAAATAGGTGTGCAATTATTTGCAATAGTAGAACCGCTTACCGCTTTATTAGCATCAGTATATAGTAATTGTCCCGCAGATTGATTATTAAGTGTGAGATTCACTCCCGAAGCTAACGAGATATTATTAACGGAGATTCTAAACTTCTCCACCAATGGATTGGAAACATTACCGGGCGTCTTTAAGAAAGTGACCAAATCAGCGCTAAAATTACCCTGATCGATAGCTGCTATATTTGCATTTGGCTTAGTAATAGAAGCAGAATCTGGATAAGTACTAAAATATATATTAGCAATTGAACCAATTCCTCCTGTGCTATTCTGTATTATCAGACCGTCTGTATCGGATGAATGTTGAATATGAGCACGATACTGAGGATCTTGCTTACCAATTCCTAAACGATTATTGGTATTATCCCAAAAAAGATTAGCATTATCCTGAGATATAGTACCATCCACACCAATAAATAAGATCGAACCGAGGGTAAAGCCTGCTATCTCTAAATTACTAATATTCAAATTAGCAATAGTTGCTGTTCCGGTAACCAGAAGGTCTTTTGTGCTTATAGATGGAGCAAGATTAGTAGTCATGAAGAATTGAGGACTATTTAGTTAAGGATTTAACAAAAATTAGTTTCTCAAGGAAAGGAAAAAGATATGTCTCAAAAAAGATTCGGCTAGGAAATTACTATAAAACCTAGCCTTATATATATAATATAATATTAAAATTAAATAATCAATTAAATATATCCATATTCTAATATAATGCCAACAATATTACCTGCGGTAGCATTTCCAGGTGTTCCTACATGACTTGATCTAAGTATGATTTTGCTCATACTATTATTACGATAATTATTTACGTTAAAATCTGTTGGAGTAAAAGTTTTACCGCCGCTGGCAATTGCACTAAATGGTACAGTTAAATATTCAGACCCATTTTCGTCTATAATTGCCACATTGCCAGTTCCCGCCAAAGAACTATCGCCTGCAAGCCATAACTTATTTACTAAACATCTTTTCCCGGATGCACTAAGATCAACTAAAGTATAACCTGAATTAATTTCAGAAGCACTTATTGTACTTCCTCTAAAAAAATAAGCATGTACATCTGGTTCTTGTACCCAATCGAAATTTTGACTTCCTGAGTCCCAGGAGGGGACACAATTATCCATAGCAGTAGAACCAGTTACTATCTTGCTTGAGTCGGTATAAAGAAGTTGATTTGCAGATGCTTTATTCAAAGCGAGGTCTACTGTAGAAGCTACTGAGATAGTGTCATATGAGATTCTGAATCTCTCATTCAAAGGATTAGAAGAGCTACTAGGTTGTTTAAGAAAATAGACTAAATCCGCACTAAAATTACCCTGATCGATAGCTGCTATATTAGCATTGGGTTTAGTTACTCCAGCAGAATCTGCATAAGTTGAGAAATATAGATTTGTAGTTGAACCAGAAGTTCCGGTTATATTTTGTAGAGTTAGACCGTCAGTATTTAATGTATGCTGAATATGAACTCGATAAGCTGGGGCATTTCGTCCTACTCCTAAACGATTATTGGTATTATCCCAATATAGATTAGAATTGTCTTGAGATATTGAACCAGCAGCTCCTACAAAAGGTATAGACCCAGAAGTGAAATCGGGTAAAGTTGCACTAGAAATAGTTAGATTATTAAATGCACAATTTCCAGCACCATCGCGTATAGCTACAGTATTATTAGTATTAATAGAAGAATAAGGAATACTAACTAATTTTTTAGATGAATCAGTAGCTACAAGTTCAGAAGGTTGTAAATCAGGAATAATCAAATTACTAATATCTAAATTAGCAATAGTAGCGGTTCCAGTAACATTCAGATTATTAATAGTAGCAGCTCCTGTAACTAGTAGATCGATTGTTTGCACAGCGGGAGATAAATTAGTGGTCATGAAGAATTTAGGACTATTTAGTTAAAAATTTAACAAAAATTAGTTTCTCAAAGGGAAGAATTATATTTTAATACAAAAGAAAAATATAATCAATTCATTTATAGCATTCTCACTAGTCGAAGGGATAGATACAGTAGTATTAGGCATTATAATTTAATTTGCGAGTAATAAAGCAGCTATTAAGCTGAGCGAAATCATTATTCCCATGTGTATTTTTTTGAAACTTCTCACAATACCCCTCAGAATAATATTTGTGATTTTTTTTTCTAGTATAATATAAACAATCATTACAATTCTGATCAATATTTTGGCAATCATAAGCTTCCTGCCTATAGCCTTCCGCTTGGCATTGAAGATGGCAAGCATACCATATAGGCCCAGTACCTTGATTAACTGACCAGTAGCTATAGGTGAGAGATATATTATCAGTAGTTAATGGTTTATGACAATATCTGCACTTGTCCCTAAGTATCCATGCATTAAGATGAGTAGCCGAAATACGGCTTAGATTATATCCAGCTTTACGAAATTGCCAACAAAGGAAAGTTAGGGGTTTTTTGTTAGGGATGGTTAAGCCTTGAAGGCAGAGGCTAAAGAATAATTGCTTACATTCTTTTTTGTGCAATGCAGTAATTTTTTTTCTCATATTATATTAAATTGTGTTAACTAATACCATTAGTTACATTTATATATGCCTCTAAAATAGCCACCTTAACGGCCGCACTAATTCTAAGCTTGAAAGTAAATTCTCTCCCCCATCCCAGCCTATACCAAACTATTTCTGTCTGATAGTTGCCGATTTTTCCCAATGGTTGCCACATTTCGTTAGACCAGGTATAGCCGCCATCAGTAGATATCTGTAACATAATCTGAGGATTTGATCCTTCACCACTAGTAAGGCCAATACCAGTATCCATTTTAATAAGAAATCTATCCAAAGTAAATCTATTTGATTGTAAATATTGATTTGTTGAAATAATTTCTCTAAAAATAGGATCCCCATTTTCCGTATAATTTGTGCTATCTATCTCATATATGATTCCCTCCTGATAATCACCGATGAGATAGCGCCCAGCAAAGAATACCGAACAATTAGCACGCCATCTAGTAGTATTATAGCTTTGCCGCTCATGCCACAAGTTAGTAAGTAAGTCATATTCCCATGTTACTCCTTCTGTTGGGAAGGTGAGGGCTAAGAATTTATGGCCATTATCAGTGTAAATAAATGAAAAAGCATCTGATATTACAGTGTATTGTCTTATCGCGGTATCTATAGCGTAAGTTGATATTTTCTGGGCCTCATAACCTTGTGCCACATACACGCTTCTATCATCTCCTAGCCAATATATACCTGTATCATCCGATGAGATTGAAAATTTGGCTGAACAGCCACGCTGAATATTAGCCCCATTTATTTGTTGGAATGGGAAGAAAGGGTTCCCCGAATCATAATATATCTCAGTAGTATATTGCTTGAAGATCCATAGCTGGCCTTGATTAGCGAAGATTCTAACGATATTATCAGATTGACTCTGAACTAATGTGTAATCTAGTGAATTATAGATAGTAGTATTGTTGATCCCAGAAATAAAAAACTCGTTACTATTTTGTTTGGAAAAAATAGTGTAACCATCCGAAGTATCTACACTACTTGATAACTTATAGTCAGGGCTTGTTATTTCTTCTAGAACAGTGCCATCAGTGTAGAAGCTTCTACCACTAGCCGTTAGTATTGTTAGTTGGCTCCCATTATCGGTTAGCATTACTCTTCCGGCAATTGTAGGTAAGTCACCTAAGTTAGTTACATTGAGAGCGGTATCAATCTTATAGACAGTTACACCACATATAATATATAGATTAGCTCCCATTATCTGCATTCCCCACACGGGATCAAATTGATCTAAGTTCTCTACTAAGGTTAGACCGCAACTTCCATATAATACCGCTTTAAAGGCCGATTCAGGGGGTAAAGGCTCTAAATACATATTAAGCAGCCTTTCGTCTGAACCACTCTTGCTGGAGGCTTTATAACTATTTAAAGCTAATGTTATTGGGATTGGGTCACTCATTAATAGAAATCTGGTTGAATTTTAATTGATGTGTAGCGCTCACGGTCATAGCCTTCGAGGTTGAGGAAGAGTGAATCACGAGTTTGTTGTAAATCGGCTTTTCTATCTTGACCAATACCATAATCAGGAGCTAGAATAATAGCTAATTCATAAATTAAGAATAAAGTCCACTCCACTGGAAAGTCTAAAGTATCAGTTGGTCCGCCTGCATCATCAAACATCTGCTCATAAGTGAATTTAATGATATCAGTTACATCCATAGGAGCTGGCCACACATATATTGTACCATTAGTCAGTTGCTTGTCGTAATAGAATTGGATAGGGTTACCTGTATTATATTTATTGACTAAATACTGATAATCCAATTGAGACAGCTGAGACATAGGAGTATCAAAATTAGAGCTATTTCTGCGTCTAGCACTAATAATTGCCTGGGGCATATTGATCTTAGTCTGGTACGTATAAACTACATTCAGAGTACTAGCGCTATAAGTTAAGGGATCTGCTATGGTGATAGTAGTGCCCACTATATTGGTTATAGCGCTCCAAAATAAAGTGTTATTATCTTGAATAATTCCTATAAAATAACCGACTACGAAGCCAGTGGTATCAGATACTACTATAGAAGTAGCGGCGGAAATAGCATCTGCATTTAAAGTAGTTTGGCTAAAATTATCAGTAGCGTTACTGGTTGAGCCATTTAATAAATAAGAATTCTGACCGGGAACCAAAAATAATGTACCTTCTGCTGTTTTCCAGAGATAGCGTCCATCAGCTTTTAGTGATTTAATTATTAAGTTAAGATATGTAACAGCATCATTCATCTCTTCACTCGTTAATATTCTGAATGGTGTCTTAACTCCTATCTTAGAATAAGCTTTTTCGATTACTTCATTTCGGGTTAAGCTAAAATTGTTAGTACCGCTAGTGGTCATTTAGGTTTAGAATAATTAGGGTTGTTTTGAGAATCTTCAAGAGCCTTTTTGATTAAAGCTTGTTCTTCCTGATATAATATATCGAACTCTTCTTTAGAAATTACTTTCCATCCTTGAATAAAGCCCTCAGAGATAGCTACCGCATTAGTTTTGAGGTTTTTAAAAAATAAAGGCATAAGTTTATAAAATTAATTAAATTTAAATTGAATTTAAAAAGGACTGGATAAGTCAACAAAACCTAATGCATACAAATAATTCGTTGCTCCAGGTGAGCTAATATTATTTATATGGGTGACTGCGCCATCATCGCAATAAATAAGCCCGGTTGCCGAGGCGCTTTGGCCAGAACCTGTATTATTGCCACTTGCAATTACCCCGCTCGGCTGAAATAGATTAGTTATTATTTGCTGATTGCCAAATACTTGTAACCCATTAGCTCCTGCACTACCTGTATCAATTTGCATCGTGATTTTTCCTTCAACTGTAACCCCATCGGGGAAAATATTATTTACTGTTACGTTTGAGATCGAACCGCTGCCATTAAAAATAAATAAAGGAGTTATAAAAATAAAAGTATTAAATGCCTGAAGAAATGGCAGTATATTACCGCTTCCATCAGTTCTTATCCCCCCCAATAATTTCTTATATTGAGTATAACCAGTAGGCAGAGTAGGACTAACATTGCTTGCTGAGAATATAAAATCAGAGATTTTGTCGGTAGGATTATAAATAGCATAACAATAATACCATGTAGTATTAGCTTTAACACCTGTATCCAATCCTCCTTGATTCGTTCCTGCTGCCCAGTTAACATCTAGCTTCTTTGTCAGGGCGGTTGCTATTATTCTAGCGCTGCCATCTGGCAAAGTATAGTTACCCGCTGAGAAGTCTATATCGTTATTGGGGTCCGATACATTATTAGCAATTGTAATTAAGGAGGGTAAATAACTAACTCCCACTTGTGTGGTAGTAGCAGGCGTGATATTTTCTGGACTTAAGTAAGGTTTATATGGGTCAAGTACAACAAAATTCTCTCCATCATTCCAAATAAATTGGGTTCCTACTATATCATTATCTTCAATAGGAACTAAATTACCAGTGAGATCGTATTTAAGGATAGGTAATACTGTTAGAGTATCTGAATCTAAAAATTGTAGAGTAGCTCCCGCTTGAGATAGCGCATGAAACTCGATTAAGTAAGCTTGTGTTGATGAATACTCAGTTAAACCTAAATCACTAGTTAGAGTATAGGCTAATCCTGTACCGCCTGTAGTACCTGCAAAAGCTATAGGAAGAGGATCAAGTATGGCGTAAGTAATCTGAAAAGGATCAGCAGGATCCGCTTCCCATATCTGATTATCATTAGCATCTTGCAATATTACTTTATATAGCGATGTATCATTTACATATATATCTCCAATTCTTCCTGCTGAATCAGCTATTACAGGGTTTGTGTTGGGTATGGTTAGATCAATATCAGAATAAGTATTTTTTAGATCATCTGTACTAGTTTCATAGAACCATAGTTTAAAGCCTGCGCCTATGACGCCTAGGTTACTTAATACTTGTTCTCGTGGCAGAAAGAGTCTTTGAGACATTTTAGTTTAGATTTGGGTTTGGGTTTGACTTTTAAAAGTTTGTGGTTAGTTTTATTTGTAGTTTTTACAAAAATTACTAAAAAAATTACTAAAATTATGCTTACTTCTAAAACTAATAAATCAAAGACTAATAAACCAAATAAGCCAAATCAAGAATATACTTGGTGGCAAAATATTTATTATGGTTCTAGTATTTTATTTTTTACAATTTCGTTTGTTGTTCTCATTTTGTGGATAGCGTATGATAAATTTTTTGGAGATCCTGTCGATAATAAAGAAAACATAATTTGTAGCTGTACTTTACTGACAATATCTCATTTATATTATCTTAATAAATCCCCCCTTAAAGATTTAAGAACTACCTCATTATATTGGTTATTAGCTATCTGTATTTTGAATCTAGATAGCTATACTGGAATTCCAATATTAATAACTTTAATTATTATAGAATATTCTACTAGAAAATCAGATAATAATTTAAATAAAAATGAATTAGAATCAGATTCTGACTTAGATTCATAAATTATCCAAAAAATCTAAAATTTCTTCTCTAATATCTGGATTAGCAGAGGCTATTTTAGATAATTCTTCAATATTATTTATAACTTGACTTAAAGTATTTTTATTCATTTTTTCAGAAGAAATTGGAATTTTAGAGGCCTTAGCTAACCAGTTAATAACTGATGGATTGGTAAATAATTTTGAGCTAGTTATATTAGCTAATGCCAATCCTGCTAAGGTACTGCTTAATCCAAATATTTCTCCACTTGCTGCAAGTCCTATCATATTACCTAATCTCTGATGTGTAGCAGTATTACTAGTATTTGCTTTTTTCTCGACTGATTTAATGCTTTCAAGTACTTTATTTAAGTTATTGAGAGCTTTAATTTGTTTATTATCAAATAATGCTGCCCTTGCTTCCGGAGCTAAAGTTTTATAATTTTTTATAAAAAATGATGGTGAAAAATCACCACTTTGATTTTTACCAAATTTATCTAATACGGTTGATCTAAGTAATTCTTTTTCAGTAGGATCTAATGTTTTTATAATCGCATTAATTTTATTTCCTCCCTGCTTCGTTCCACTTAAAGCTTCATTAAATATTTTTTCGGGATATTGATTATTTATCAATTTAGTTAACTTTTTTTCAATCTCTTCTCGTCCTTTATGATAAAAGGAGTTGGCTTTTTTAAATTCTTGTAAAGCTCTAGGGCTTTTAGCTTCAAAAGCTTTTTGCATATCCTCACTTAAGGCCCCATATAATTTTTTTAGGGCAGCATTATTTGTATCTCCTACCAACAAGTTTTTATCTATTTCACTGCCAATTTCAGTTCGATAATATTTTGCTGTTTTATAATCCAATTTATTTCCGTTGGCTTCTAAATCTTGTACCATATCATCCATTATTCTAAATGCAGCATTTGTTTTTGCTCTATTATTTGCCGCTCCTTCTCTAGGTAAATTTTTTATGGTTTCTAAAATACCATTTCTAATATTATCAGTATTTATGGATTGAGTTGGTTTAACATGCTTATCTAATCTACTATACATTTTACTAGAAACATTTTTAAATCTTTTAACGTACTGTCCAGCTCCTTTTTGGATTATTTCACCAGCAGCTTGTTGAGTTATTGGTTCCGCTGGTGATATTCTTTTTATTTGGTTTTGTACTTGTTCTAACGTTCTTTCTCTAGCAGCCTCTAATTTTCCAGCCGCTCCGGGGATTTTTTCTAAAGTAGACTCAAGACTTTTAATTATTCCTGATTCAGAAACCTGTCCTAATGTAGGTTCCACTCCGGCTTTTTGAAATGCTTGTACGGCTTCAGAGTTAACTCTGGGTGATATTCTCCTAAACAAACCTGTCGCCGCCTCTTTAGGATTAAATATACCATGTAATCCAGCCCCTAATGCACCAGAAATAGCGGCGCCCCCTACCGCTTCTTCTGGTATGTCTTCTAAATTTCTGGCATTGCCAGCACCATATATTGCACCTAATCCTGCATTACTAGCAGCGGCCCCTTTTAATCCTGATAATCCTGCTTTACCTGCTAATCCAGCGGCTCCTATTCCCGGAACTATTCCGCCAGCTAATTCAGAAGAAAAAGATATACCTGGATGCTGATTACGAGCCTCATTTAAAGCTCCCCTTTCTTCTCCTCTTATATCTTGATATAAATCACTAAATGATCTGCCATTATCTTTACCTGTAGCCTTTAATAATCCAGCCGCTGCTCCTCCTATAAGTTCATCGCTAAAACCTCCTGTAATGCCACTTAAAAAGCTTTTTGTTCCCGCTTCTAATTTGGGTATTTTATAGTTTTTAATTTGTTGTTTTGTATATCCTTGACTTGTAGCATACTCAGTAAGTTCTTCTTCGGTAGCGCCTCTATCAATCATTTTCCTAATATTAGATTTTACAACTGCTATATTACGCATTAATCAATCCACCCCCTTTTAAGACTGGTTTTTTGTCGATGCTCTTTTTCTATTGTACCACCTTTTTGGTGATAGATTTCTTTCGATTGTTGCTTCCAAGCTTTATCAAAAGTTCTGCCTCGTTCATCAGAATTAAGAGTGCTACCATAATTATTAATCCATTCATTAATAAAACTTGGTTTTTCTGAGATTGTTTCAAGCAGAGCTTTTTTATTTCTTATGATACGCATATTTGCTTCTGGACTTTTATCAGAGGATGGTTTAGTACCAGCGGCTAAAGTTATATGAGAATCTATAGCAGAACCTTTAATTGAGTTGGCTATTCTTATTGTTAATTCATTACTAATAGCCTCAAATTCTTGTATACCAGCTATTCTTTGGGTTGCTACTCCTGGTATATTTTGAGCATATTTAGCAAAATTTGCATTAAATTTGCCTGTCTTTAATCCTTGATTTAATAAATCTTCTGCTTGATTTAATAAATCTATATTTTCATCTGCTTGTACCGCATTTTCTCTAGCAGAATTTATAATATTAGTATCAATTTTGCGTGTTAAAGCTGGGTCATTAGCAGTTCCTTGCATATTCAATTTATTAATTTCAGCCCCATATTTAGCTTGTCTGGCATATTCACTATTTATTCTTGCTTGATCTAACTGCTGTCCTACTTGCTGACTTTGAATTTGAGCTTGTAATAATTGTTCTTGGAATTGTCTCTTTTGATCATTTAGAACATCATTTATCTTTCGGGAATTGTTTCTAGTAGCCAGCAATCCATTATAAACTTTATCGCTATAGTCTCTAGGCATTTGGCTAATATCTGTTCCCTGCTCAGCTAATGATTGTAAATACATTTTATAAGCTTCTGGACGCTGAGAAAGAGGTAGGTTGATTACATGATTAGCCATTTGGCCTTGGGTTTCTTGGCGGTATTGTAAGGCATTAATTAAGGCTGGTACGCCTTGTGGATTAACCAAAGCATATTGGGTAAGTGAAGCTAGATCTCCTCCCGCTGCTTTTTGCCCGGAATTCTGGATTTGTTGCTGTAGGTTTCTTTGTCTTTGTTGTTCTTCCAAGAATGCTTGTTGCTCAAGCTCTTTTCCTCTTATATTTTGGCCAGCCTGATAGGCATTAAGATAGCTATTAGCAATATTAGGTTGATTAGGAGAAGGCGAATAGTCTTTCCACATACTTAACAAGTCAGCCATCTTAACAAAATAAAATTATTATTAATATATTATATAGCAGCTCCCATGCCACCTGCACTTCCCATTCTACCTGCACCAGCTCCTGCGCCTGCAAAAGTAGCTAATTGATTAAGCATATTATCAATTCCTTTGCCCCAATCATAGCCGGGTAATGAACCCCCTAAAGCTAATTGAGATAAGATAGGAGAATAATTACTCATCACATTTGCCTGGCCCATAGCAGCATTTTGACCCATACCAGCATACCCCATTAAACTATTTATATAGTTATTATAATTTTGAGAAGCTAAACCAGAAGTATAGTTTGTTGCTTCTTGTAATTGTCTTCCTGAATAAGTATAACCTCCTGCGGCTGCTTGCCTATCGATTGCTTTTTGTCCTTGTTGCAATGCAAATTGATAATCAGGTGATTGATAAAATAAATTGTTTCGTTGTTCAGGATTTAGAGTATTCATAGTACCATTAGGCCCCATTTGTTGTCCAGTTAGAAGGCCATTTAATACATTTAAACCCTGTTGTCCCGCAGTATTATAAGGAGCTAGATAACCTAGAGCTTGATTTTGAGAGCCTAACTGTTGAGAATAAATATCATTATAAGCTCTTTGTTGTTTTTTGGCATTTTGGCTAGAAAGATAAGCCGATGCGCCCATTAAAAGAGGAAGAACCATTATTTCTTTTTTCTTTTTTTGTTAATAACCTGAACAGCCTTTTTATCAGCTTTCATATCAGCTTTTGAGCTTTCATAAGCTTTTAAAGTCATTTTCTTAGAACAATTCTTTTTCATAATTATTTCTTTTTTTTACTCTTTTTAGACTTTTCTGCTTTACTCATTGCAATAGCAATACTTTGTTTTTCAGGACGACCCTCATGTCTAAGTTTACTGATATTAGAACTGATAACTTTTTTACTTTTTCCTGATTTAAGTGGCATATTATTTTCCTTTAACTTTCTTTAATCTAGGATTAGATTTTTTAGCTTTAGTAGATGCTTTTCTACTTGCATTAGCAAGAATAGCGCTAGCTTGTTTTTTACTATATCCTTCTCCTTCTATTTTATTTTGGACTGCTTTAAAGCCAGGATGTTTCTTTTTCATATTTTAGCAATCAAATAATTGGTTGATTTGAGTTAAAAATTCTTCTTTGCATTCAGCTTTATTCATAATGATAAAACGAGAATATATATTATATTTTTTAGTTTCAGGATTATAGCTTTTTTCTGGTTCTTTAATCCATAATAATACTGAGTCTTTTTTGAGCTTTAATGAATCTATATAGTCTAGAAAAGTTTCTAAATAAGAATCTACCGCTTCTTCAAGTGAAGAAAACCATTTAGGATAATGCCCATTAGGATATTTTTTTCCTCCTGCTGTTAGAATAATATCATAACGCTGTATCTTTCGATAAAAAGATTGTGTTATATAACTATCAATAAATTTAAGATTATAGATATTTCTTTCTTGTAGGTATTCTTTTAATGATTCAATATTTATACTTCTAAGAATATACCATTCATTTTGCTCATCAATTAAATCATCATAAATAGTTAAAGTTAAAGACTTGCTCATATTATTTTTTTTTCTTATTATTACCTTTTTTAAGTCCTGCTATAGATATAGCTTTTCGCTGAGGATAATATTTATTCATTAATTCTTTGACGCCTGGGCCTAGAGGATCTTTTTTATTTTTTTTCATAATTTTAGAAGGGTTTAACATTTATATCCATATCTGTAGGACTAAGATATACATTTTGAGCTTCAGGACGAGCAAGAGGAACTCTGAGTCTTTCTCTTACTACAGGTATATCTAATTGCGGTTGTTTCTGTTCCCAGAATCTCCTTAAAACAAAAAGACTATTCCATTGTCTTTTACAGAATTTAGCTTTAGTTTTAAATCCAGATGCATCACAGATTACATTATAATCCCCTGATCTTTTCATTTTTATCTATCACTTTGTTGGCTAACAAAAATAGTCATATTATCACCAGAATTATAAGAATTAATTAACACTCTTAGACAAGTAGGTGCTTCATCAATATTATATTGATTATTTAGTGAATTAGCAATATCAAACCAAATCCAAGAAGTTTTAGCTAATTGTTGTATTTTATCTTGAGAATATTGAATACCATAATCAATAGTAACTGAAGTATCAATACTAACTTTAACTCTTGGTTTTCTATAATTAACAGGAATTGGCTGAACTTCAATAGAAGCTTGAATACCAATATCGAAACTATCAGGAACAATTGAACCTGATAAAAATACCGTAGTAAGAGTTTTATAAAATTTTGTTGATACTACAATAGCATTTTCTGTTGGGCCTGTTATAATTTCAGTTTGAGGATTTCCTTGTACATCTGTACCGGTCAAAGTAATAGTAATATTAGAATGATCAACATTATCATTATTTTGAATAGAAACTATATGAGCTTGTCCATCTGTAGTGGCTGTACGTGCTAAAGTATAAGCGTTTGAAGTAAAATTGGCTACAAAATGTGTTAAATCATAATTTACGCCATTTACAGTATCAGGTACATCAGCTAAATTTACGGGTAATTTAATTGGTCTCATGGATTACCTCTCTTTTTGTGCTAATATATAATCAATACTCATAGTTTTTGCGACGGCTTCTCCATTTTGTAAAGCAAAAGATACAGTAAGCTCTTCGTCATTTGGAAGATTAGCAATATCTGCTTTACCTAATCTTGTAGGGTTGCGACTATCCGTACCAGCAAAATATTCAATCATGCTTGATCCATCATAACGAAAGCCAATCGTTATATATGTATTATTTGATAAGGTAGTTATGGCTGTAGCAGAAGTTACGGTACTGTTCTTAACAACATGAAAATCAAGATTAGCATCTCCGTCATCTTTCTGAAAATATACCCCATCAGTAACTGCTAAAGGAGTTGTATCAGTGATTTGTAAACCAATAACTAAATCAGATTGGATTGCGTCCGAAACTTTAAATCTAGCTTTAAAAACTAGAGGTTTTCCAGCTTCAAATAAAAATGATTCTCCTATTTTTTGAAGAGCAACCAGATCGTTATCTGCCGCTGTATTAGTTAGAAGTAAAGCTCCCCCATCTTCATTAGCTAGTGTTTCGGTAGCTCCTGCTTGGGTTTCAGTAACGACCCAATTGCCAGCAATATAAGTATCAAAATCATCAAAATATTCGTGATATACAGTAGGGTCTACTGTCTTGGAGTAACCTAGAATATTCTGAGGCATGTTATTAGTAATACCTTGATCTAAATTTGTGGTAGGCATTTTAATCGGTTCTTTTAGTTAAAAAATAGGGGGCAAATTATCACCCCCCTTTAAGTTTATTCACCTACACCTTGACTGGCATAAGTTGATCTCCAATCAGTCCACCCGAAAGAACATCTTAAATATATTTTATATTTTGTTCCATCAGTGTCGAAGTCCTTATCTGCGCTTAGTTCCGGGGAAGTCCGATCAAAATATTTTAAGCCGTTTTTAGCATCAGTGATTATATAGTAAGCTGTGGGAGCACTAGACAGATACTGATTCTCGAAAGTTCCTTGAGGAAACATTCCTAAGGCTTTCATAGCATTAATATCGTTGTTTGCTGTGTCGGATCTAAGAACGGAGCCTGTAATTCTTTCTGCTTCAAATCTTAAGGCAGGTGGAATAATAAGCTTTTGTCCTTTAATGGGAATATAATTTCCCATATGATCTTGTGCTGTACCAATCTGAATTAATAGATCTTCTAAAGAAGTTTCTGATAAAGCTGCTGCTGTAGATAATATATTGCTTTGATTAGAATCTGCCGTTGGGTGAGAAGCAGTATACAAAGGCACACCATCTCCTCCTAAATAGTCAGAATCAAAACCAAATAAGAATACACTAGCGGCCAAAGTTTCGTAAGTACGAGTAGCGGCATCCTTAAGAAAGCCCATTCCCTGAGAAACAAGATTTAGTTCATACTTAACGTCATCTTTAGCTTCTCTAGTTAACATAAAGCCTAAAGAAAAGGCATTATGTGTATAAGTCACATCCCATTGTTGTTGCCAGCTAGTATAACTAGTTGGAGAACCTTCGGGTTTGTAGTTAGTAGTTGTAAATTGTGAGTAAAGAACATCCTTTACGAATTGTTGGTCATCTTTGAATTTTTCAAACATTGGTGACCATTGCATTTTGTCTAGCGAAAAATCGCCAAACCATGTGTCGACATAAGGTTTTAGACCGGCTGGAAAACTACCAGTGGTTACTTGACCTATACCTATTCCTGTACCTGCCATTTTTAATTTTTGGGTTTTGGGTTAATATTATATACCGGCAACAATATTTGCGTCAGTTTGGTTGTTAATTCTTACGACCCATTGTGCATTAGTTCCAAGTGCATTATTAGGAGAGGCAAAAAGGCGTAAGATTTTGAGTTGGAATGTAGCAGTTGTAGCAACTGTACTAGAATTAAGCTGCGCTCCAGAAGTTCCAAGAGAAATATTACCAGTATTGGTATAAATTAAATTGGCATTTAAGCCAACTACTGTTTCATCAAGTGCAACCACTCCATCATCTTGAATAATGTATTCCTGCATTGGATCATCAAAGACCATTGCTATACGCTCATTATTTGCTTTATTATATTTAGTGAAAAAGTCGCTGCTGCTTGGTTGAAATCCAGCAATAATTCCGGTAATTTTATTTCCATCGCCGGCTGCCGCTTTACTAATTGAAGGCATCGTTCCAGGATAAACTAATTTACCATCTATTTTGGAAGTGCTATTGGAAGTGCCTGTTTTTATTATGGGGTCGCCCATAAATAAAGCTGCGCCATTACTAGGAATGTAATAGTAGTTCATATCAGGCATTTTTCCGTTTGAAGTATCTATCTTCAAACCAAAAGGTGTGGTTGAATTTGCCATTATTAATTAACTGTTTGATTGTGATAAAAAATAAATTAACTTGGGTTTCTCAAAACAGTAATTTTCTCAATTTTATTGTATTATCTTTTTTGGCCTGGAGCTCTATAAAAGATAGGGGTAAAATCTTTGGGTTTCTCAAATTTTAGGTTAGAGGTTTGCTGGGTAACACCATTGAATATTTGGTAATTCTGCCTTAACCTAGTTTCTTTCTTTTTTTCTCTTATACTATCACCTATAATTTTAGGACGATGCATCAAGTAATGATATATATCTTTGCCTTGAGATGTGGCGCCAGCAAAAACTGGCTGCATATCCTCCACAAATTCCCATCCTGCCATTATTAAAGGAGTGATATGTTTGGCTTCAATCTCATCAACTGCCCAATAATAATCATAATCCTCTCTTTTATGCCGATATTCAGGCAAATTTTTATCCAAATGCGTTTTACTGCCATGAATTGCATGATTTGGAACCTGATAAGAAAATTTCTTGTCAGGAGATATTACAGTTCTAAAATTTTCTGATTGTTTCTCAAGGGATGGCTGATTAGCCGGAACGTCAGGGGATTTCTCAAAATTGACGTCATCATTAATATTAGATAACTTTTTTAGATTATTGTCAATAGTTTTGTTCATAATGTATCGTATGTTTTATTTCTGTGGATTTAATTTAAAATAATTTGCTACATATTGTTCTCTAGTTATAAGTCCGCTTGCCACTCCCGCATCACATAATCTTTTATCGGCAGGAGGAAGGTTCCAATATGTTTTTTTGCTTGATATTGAGCCAAAAGCACTATTAGTTGAAGATTCTACATGGATAGGGGGTTTTGTTTCAAATTTACTTGGATATTTTTCTATGACTTTTTGCTTCATAGCCTGTAAATTATTTCTCATAGGTACTTTATGCAGGGTTTGACTAATGACTTGCTGAAAATAATTATCAGCCTCTAAAGTCAGTTCTGGATCAGATCCATACCACGAGTTTTCCTGCATCCAACTTCCAATTGCAGCTCTTTGATCATGATTTAAAGGCTGAGGTGAGTTAGAATCATAAGGAGTCTCAGTAGGCTCGGGTTCTTGAAATTTATATTTAGTTTTTTCAAGTTCTATTTTTTGTTTTTGTAAAGTTTCCCATGATTGAAAATCCTGATCTTCTCTAGCTTGCATCATTTGTCTCTCGAGATCAAAAGCTCTTTGACTAATCTCTCTTTCTTCTTTGATCTTATTATAAGAAGCCAGTTCTTTGATTTGCTTATTCATATCTTGAATAATATGTTTAAGCTCTTCATTTTCTTTGCCTAAATCTCTTAATCTTTCATTACGAATAGGGGCGATTTCTTGGGCTTTTCTATTAAATTCTTGATAATCCATCCAGGGCCTATCAGAACCATCTTTATTTTTACCTCCAAAAAAAGGCTCACTTCTCCAGCCGCCTTGCCATGCTTTTTTTGCCTCTTCATCAAGACTTTCATATTCTTCTTGTTCAAGCCTTTTTCTTTCTTCGTGGGGTATATTATAAATATCTACTTTACCTTCTTTTACATCTTCTAAATTAATATTTTCAATTTCAGGAGTTTCCTCTTTAAGCGTCTCCTGAGTAATCTCGGTTGGTATAGTTCTATTGGTTAGCATATTGAATTTTTGTTTAGCTTTTAATTAGGATTTTCTTGGGGTACAAACCCTAGATATACATCATTTACTAGCGCAGTTGAAATGAGGTGATAAAAATATTCATCCTTACCTATAAAATGAACACCTTTAAATTTTCTATATACGATTCTATCACCTAGTTTTGGTTTAATATCAGTATCATTAAACGCATCCTTTCCAATTTGAACTAATAAGCCATCTAATTGATTATGTGCAGCAATAATTCTTGCATCTTCAGGAATTTCTAGACCGCCCGGAGTTTTAGGAGGCATAACCCCATCTAATAGAAGTAACGCATAACCGGGAGGACAATGATATTTTTCGATATCAATTTTCATAAGAGAGTTTGTAGTTGGTTAATTAAATTATTATTCAGGTAATTTATATAAATCTGAATTTTGTAAATCAGTATCTAATCTTTGAAGTTCACCTATAACATAACTTATACCAAAAGCTACGCCTGCTAATTTATTTCTTAATTCCTCAGAACTAGAAGAAACAAAAAAGCTATCACCTAATTGATTTAAAAATAATAATCTTTGTTTAGCTAATGCTTCTACAAAAGTTTTTGCTAAATCACTTTTTGCTAACGAGACTAATTGTTCTTTATTCATAAAATTTAATTATTAATTAATAAAAAAGGTTAATCGGTAATTTGTGAATTTACAGCTGCCGGTCCACCTTGCATTTGCTCTTGTTGCTGCTGTTGCAATTGTTGTTGTTCCATTTGATCTTGATGTTGTTTTTCAGCAAATTCTTGTTCTCTTAATTTCATTTCGGCTTCTATTTGTCTATGTATAGCATCTAGTCCGCTTTCGTATTCGGCTAATTGATGGCCTTTTTCTTTTGCTTCTGCTTCTGCAATATTCTTGATTGCCTCGCTTCTTTTTAATTCAACATTAGCTAAAATTTCTTGGACTTTATATTTGGAATCTTCCAACACTCCAGCTACTTTAGTTGCTTCAATCTCTAATTCTCTGGCTTTATTTTGTTGTTTTACCATTTCCATTTGAACCAATGGGTCAGGTTGAGGTTGAGGTTGAGTAATTAATTTATCTACCTCTTCTATGCCGTATCCTTCTAGGATACGCTTTCTTAACTCTAATCCTTGGAAATAAGGATCATTCAAAAATTGCATTAAGAAAGTGGCTGTGTTTCTGCGTTGTACGTCTGTAATAGCATCTATATCAGCTACAGGGACTATATCAAATTCATCACTATTAAAATCCTGCTTAACATCAACATCAATTAATTTTTCGTCTAATACACGCGCATATTCTTCGTTAGTTACATATTCTTTATTTAATTCAAATATCTTTTTTAACTCGCCTTTAAAGGCTACATATATTCTTTTGTAGATTGCTCTAAATTGTTTTAGGCCTTGTTCTACTTGGCTAAGTTGAGTTGTAGCAGCTATATTTTGTGGCCCATCTCCCATCAAAACATCACGTAATAATCCTAAGTCTTTGCCTGCTTCCGTCAAAAATGATAACAATGTAAATAAAGTAGAAGATGGTTCAGGAACGGGTAAAGGTACAATATTGTCTTTTAAATCACTTCCGAAACTATCTGCAAATTTCCATTCGCCGGGCCTAAATTTAGTTTCTCCGCCAATGATTTTCATATTCTTAGCTAGAAAACCACCCCCTAAGTTAGATAATGTAGCTGAGTCAATTAGTTGATTAATGCATGAATCAATCGACATATTTATATTAAACAGAAGATGCCCTAAGCCCACACCATAAAATGACCCATCCGCACTGGGAAAGAAAATATAGCGTTGAAAAAAATGTTTAGCTTTAATGGCACTAATTTGATTTTTACTATTATAAGTAATATCTTCTTCAGTGAACCTAGGTACCATTCTAACAATAGTGCCAGTCTGCTCATGAATAGTGGTAATATATGGTTCAGGGTAACCGTCATTATCTAGATCGAAGAAATTATGTTGTTCTAAGAAGACATGAATGCCAGTATTGGCATAAGTATTACTAGCTTGATTCTCGATATCAAGTTTGGGTGCTGTATTAACGTCCCCGCTATCATTATCAAAATCAAATTCGATAAAGATTTCTTTTCTGATTCGTTCTATGATTTCCTGCTCATAAAGTTCTATTATATGAGTGACGGGAGCTTTTTCTAGCGAGCGTGCTTTATCATTTAGAATTAATTTGTCGGGGAAAATTAGTTGAGAATCGGGGGAGTTTGTGACAGGATTATTAAAAATCTTACGGAACATGGTTCCGGTTACTGCCACAGCAGTAAGTAAAGTATCCGTATCTTGTTGCCATTCAGGCATTTGCTCAAAAAGCTGCCAATTCATGAATATTGCTACACGTTTTCCACGCTTTAATTTAGCACCTATATTTTGAAGAACTATTTGACCACTTTCATCCGTCATTTCTTCACCAGATACAGTAATAACAGGCTCACCATCATCTTTGCCAATGACCTTCGCTTTGACACTATTATTGTCCTTGATCATCTCGGGATAACAACGTGCAGCAAATTCGAGGGCAGCGGTAGAAGTAATGGGAAATATTACATTGGAACAATTATCCCAAGGAGTAGACTTTTCTTGGGAAACCTGAAGAGCAAGCTTAACTATATCAGCTAACTGTTCTTGTTTTTGGTGTCTGGAATTAAGATCATCTCTGTATCTATCCAGAACTTGCTGTTTTATGTCAGTTTTTTGTTGCTCGTCCAGTAAGATGACCAGATTAGGAGCCTTTAAAATTTGGGTTAATTTCAAGGTTTTTTTGGGTTTAATAACCAGTTACGGTATTTTGCGGAGTATACTCATAAGTATAATTCGCATAATCTTCAGCAGACTCAGCTAGAGGGAAAGTTACCCCTAATTCTTCATCTTTAATTCTTGCCAAAGCATCCAACATATCATCATGCGCACACGTTGGAAATTGATTATATTCTTCCTTTACGAAAATATCAACTAGATTTTCATACTTACCTTCATAATTTTGTTTCATTAATGAATGAGGTAAAAAGATTCTACCCTGCTCAAAATCAGGAATTAATCTTTTTATTCTTTCTTCTTTTTTTAATTTTCCTCCCAAAGCTTTTATTTTAAAGTGATAATTAAGCTGGTCCATTCTATATTGAATGTGCTCAATATCAGCCTGCATGCTGTACTGCTCGTATCCTACGATGAGCGGTTTATATTTTGCTACTAACCTAAATAAAGTCTCGGTACGCTGAGTTAGAGATAATCTGTCGCGTATTATGTCGCGTACATAATAATTGTCATCACTCGAGCAGGCGATAACCCACATTACGGTGTAATCAGAGTCTTTTTTTAATGAACTGGCAGGGTCAACAGTAATATATACATTAGCCTTACCCTTATTATTAAATTCAGCATATTGTAGCCAGCTCCACCTAAAACTTATAAGTGACTCTAATATAGGATTTAACAGCATTTGGGTAGCAAAAGTATTAGGCCCCATATCCAGTCGTTTCTTTTTTAAAGCCTCATGACTTAAAAATACTGACACTCCATCTGCCTGTCCGTTATTGGTAGCTGCATGAATACGGGGAGCTGCCGATTGACGTTCTAATATGGTTTGATAGCAGTCATTAAAATGATAACGGGTACCAACATAACGTACAATGCCCTTATTCGTGCCCAAGTTAGTCGACATCTCCCAAGCGATACGAGTTTTCTTAATCATCTCAGAACTCTGAACATAATCCAAAGTCACCATATCATCATAAACGCGCAAGAAGAAGTGTTTCCCGGTCGGTTGAGCATCCACTAGTCCCCACGCTTCTAATGTTGATTCTTTAGGATTTGATCTACGTTTTACAACAATCCCGTCGTCTTCGCTCCATTTAGGGGCATCATTAGTATTGTCCCAGAATATATCAGGGAAAAGTTGTTTTAATACACCATTTGTTTCAAATTCTACTTTGATTTGACGTAAAAAGCCTTTAGCGAGGGGCCTAGTAGCAGAAAATATGCCAATGGTTACTTCTCTACCTTCCCATTCTATTAATGGTTCTTCGCCATGAGAAGCTAATATATCTTGGATGGATTTAGCAAATGTAATTATTGTGCTTTTATAGTGATCTCGGGCCCATAAATCAAGATGTCCATTAGGGCTTTCCTCAACTTCTTTGGATCGATTTAATAACCATTGATTAGCAACATCTCTACGATTAAGTACAAACCACAACAAAAAATATAGATCAGTACGTGCTAGTCTACGATAGATTGGTATTTTTTCGGCTTCGGGAAGTTGACGAAGCTTAAATAAGGCTGCTTCATAACCCCCAACTGTATTTACATGCCGTAATGGTGACGGCGTTAAATTCATGTGGTTTGTTTTATAGTTGATATATTGGTAGCAGAAGTAGGAATCGAACCTACGACTGCTCTATCCTGCAATAATATAGATTTATTTTTCTCTCAATAAATATTCATTAGATATTACTTTAAAACTGATTATTTTACCATTCACATAACTACAGCTTTTTAGTACAATTCCTTCTCTACAATCAGAATTCAAACTTGGACCTTCTGCAAATTTTAATAAATCTTCAATAGAATCATATTCTAATATACGAGTTAACGAATTATCATCTCTGCCAATTCCAATTTTAGGAATTCGTAAATAATCTTCTTTTGGTTGGAAATTAAAAATACTACAAACTATTCCATTTCGGACCAAAGGTAATATATAACCTTGATTATCTATATCCCAAACATCGAACACGTAAAATTCATGTCCTTTAATATTTTCTGGATTGTTCTGTATTCTTTCACCTATTATCTCTCCCTGAATTGCAATATTTCTTCCATATTTTTTTAGTGATTCAAATATATTATACTGCTTTTCTATTTTGTGATAAACGCTATCGCCTTCTGGCTTTAATTTAAAATTTCGTGTACATAATCCAACTTCTCCGTCGTTATAGAAATAAGTGGCGGATGTCCCATCTAATTTTAGGGTGGTTTCAAATAATATATGTGAATATAACTCTTTATATTTATGCCAGACATTTTGCATTCTAACTTGATCAGTTTTGGGTATAAAATGCGGGAAATTACAAACACCTTGGGCTTTAAGTATGGTGGGTATAGGAACTTCGTATTTAATGATACTTAATAGATCAGTTATATCATCATCTATTTGCCACTCCTTATTTTTTAATTCCTCAAATTCATTAATGGGCAAAAGTAATCCCTGGCTAAGTTGGCCTCTTAGTCTTATTGTTCTAATTCTAAAGCCTTCTTTATCTTGATCTTGTAATTTTTTATAGCAACCTTTACGCAAAAATTCAAATTCAGGACGAATGGGTAGAAAAGAATCTATTTCACAAAACACACATAATTGATCTTGCTTAAATGCTCCTTTTTTTATAATAATATCCCACCCCAATACTGTAGCTATTTCTAGACTATCTGCATTAGGATGTTCTTTGATTTCGAGGATTTTTTGAATACTAGCTAATTTTCTCATTCATTTCTCTGTTTAATATTTTGCTATTTTTTTAACTAAGTCTCTAAATATTATAGCTTCTTCATAAGTTAGATTACCAAAAGGCCAATCAAAATAAATATGGATTGGCTTATTGGAATCTCCTGTATTTGTAAAGTATCCTTCTATATTTTTATCATCCCATAGATATTCCATGTTGGAAGTATCTATAATTAGATAATCATGGTCATGATTCAATCGTCCTATTCCAAAACACTTAGCTTTCATTCTACTATTTCCTTTATTTTATTATCAATTGCGTCCCCATTTAAAGTTTTCGGCCCTAAATATTCATCTATTTTCTGATCTATATTTTGAATTGTTAAATTAATCATTGGCTGACTTATATCTTTCTGTTTATTAAATTCTATTCTACTCAGGAACATATCTATAGCTTTTAGTCTTGTCTCTTCCCGCTCACCAAACAAGCATATTTTATAAAACTCATCTGAGATACGCTCTATTCTACTTATCCCTCGCATTTCGGGATCTAGCTCTTGCACCCATTCTCGCAGAAAATCGCTAGCTGCTTCAGCTTTAATGCGTTTTGTTATATTATTATTTACTTTATCAATAATAATATCTCTATTGGACATGTTCAACCTCGTATTCTAACTTACCCAGGTATCGAGCGGGTTGCTTATACTGAATTTTCTTCAAATCATATTTTGGATTTTCTTCTATTTCAATATTATGTACCTTAATTAGGGCGATATCTGCTTCTTTATGAATGTTAGAAATATCCTTACCTATCTGATAATAGATGGATTTGAGACTATCTCCATAATAATGTATTTTTTGGGGCATGTTAATTCTTATTAAGCTTGGCTAAGCCTAGGAAAAAACTTAGCCAAGCAGGATTTATATCATGATGCAATAATATAATTAGCTATTAATTCTAATTAAGCAATAAATTTTTGACGGGCTATTATTAGATAAATACTGGCGTTGAAGATATTTGTTTAATGAAAATTAATAAATTTATTGTATTTTATTAATTAATAATCATTATTTGATGTAGTGAACTTACAGCAAATTATACACATTTTTTGGAAAATAAAAGTACTAGTTCACTGTACCCAGGCGATAATAGGTATTCTGTTTAAAAAATTAACTAATCTATGCATGACTTCTATAATAGTTTCTTTGATGCTGTATTAAAAGAAGGTAGCATTAATATCTGGTGCATCTGCTACTATTATCAAATCCGTACTAAATGGTTCTGTATCCCCACTTCAAGTAATGTTAGATACATTACTTAGTAATCGCTATAAAGATATCTCATTATGTCAAGTATTGTAACCCTACCTTCCGCCAGTGAAAATGCTGTAACTAATCAACAGAAATTTACTCAAAGTTGGTTTATGTTTCTTCAAGATATATGGCGAGCAGTACGCCGTAATCTAGGAATAAAACTTGGAGGAACTGTTAATATTAATACTGCCGCCATATATAATACTGGGACAGTAGAGAGCGATCTAATGACGTATGATATAGGAGCTAATACTCTCGTGAATAATGGTGACTATATTGAAGTGGTCGCATGGGGAACGTTGGCGGATAATAATAATCAAAAAATGATTAAATTGTGGTGGGGAGACCAGATAATATATGATACCGATTCTAATGTGGCTAATGGGGGCACGTGGCAGTTTAAGGCCACTATTATTAGAATTAACGATGATACTCAAGAGATCTGTACAGAGATGTTATCTAATTGTCCTGAGCTTCAAGATGATGGAAATTATCCAGTTATACGGGAATTGGGAGAGGAAGATCTTACTCTTCCTATTACCATAAAATGTACTGGAGAAGGAGAGGAGGACAATGATATTATTCAGTTAGCTATGATTGTTAAATTATTTCCATATAATTAGCAGAAAAAATTCACTCAAACTCTTAAATCTAGTATAGCGTGAAATTGAACATCTTTTTGTGCTAATCTTATGGCAGATAAGAGATTGTTGTAAACCTTATCAAAATCTTCTATCAAAAACTGAAGCTTTTCTTTAGGTTCGTACTCAAAAAAATCCATACATTTTCCACCTGCAAGATTAATACTAAAATAGCGCGAAAAATAGCTATTTTCTTTTTCATAAACAATATGTGTGATTAAATCTAAATTAATTTGTATACTTGCCCCGACATAATTAGAAGGAAAGATTTCTACAAAGTGCATTTATAATTTATATATAATATTGATATTTATTGTAATTAGACATTTTCCCGCAATTATAACAATCTTATCCCCTATCATGCTATCAGCATTGCAGGCCTTAAACTCATAATGTCCAAAAGAGTTACTTTCTTGAATGATAGGGTGTTCTGGTCAGAATAGGAAGAATCGAACTCCAAACCATACGCTCTACCCAATTGAGCTATATTCTGTAATTATAATTCTTCTTCCGTTTTTTCTATATTAGATTCATGATTGCAAGAATCAATATACTTTTTGATAGCGGATGGCATTTCATAATTTACATGTTTCCGCCAATAGCTTTTTATAAAATCAGCATTCTGTTCATTAGAAAAATTTACAAAATATTTATCCCAAATAAATGAAAATTCTTCAAAATCTATCATCTTTGACATTTCATCTATATATTTAGTAAAATGATATTTTACATAGCCATAATCATTTGGAGCTATATCTAATATTTCGATCAATTCTTTCATATTTACAAATTAGTTATTTTCATTCCACATTATTGATTATTATATTTAATTTTTTCCCTCATATAATTAAAGAATCAGCTATAGTACATCATCTTTAATTTCTTGATGCCATTGGCGTAAGACATCTTGTATAATATCAATTGTCTGATTTGAGATAATCTTAGCTTTTTTTAAATCACACTTTAAATTTTGATTTTCAACCTCTTTTTCTATTAGATCTTTCCAGATTCGCGGTGTCTTAATTTCCTTAACTTTGCGTGGAAATTTAGTTAGATTTATTGATATTGTGTCTTCATTAACATATAGTTTTTTTGTTAAAGTTTTTCTCTTAGATAATTTATTTTTTTCCAGGAACGCTAGGAATTCAAGCCTTTCCGGTTCTGTCAGATATTTGTTACTCATTTTTTAAATTCAAAATTAAATTGAAACACTCATTCCAATATAGGTAGACTTTCTTAAAAAATCAAGTAAATTCTTTAAATTATCTCAATAACTTATATTTTTAAGTTACTTATTATTATTAATATATATTTTATTTAATGATGATTATTTTTTCTTAAAAAATCTAAGAAAAAGTGTTGACATATAATTTTTTTAGATTTATATTTAAAAAATCAAGAACAAATCAAAATAAAAAATTAATAATAACAAAAACATAAAGGAATATATGACTGATAATATATTCGATATCTCCAACCAACTAATCACAGCTTCCAAGGAAGGCAATATCGAACAGGTAAAAGAGCTACTCTCGAATCCTCAGATTGATGTGAATGTGCAGGATGAATATGGTGATACAGCACTGATGTGGACTGCTCGTAATGGATATAAGGAAATAGCGGAGTTACTTATCACTCATGGTGCTGATGTGAATGTGCAGGATAAAGATGGCAGGTCAGCACTGATGTGGACTGCTCGTAATGGATATAAGGAAATAGCGGAGTTACTTAT